CTAGCTCACACTTTATTTGCTGAAATGACAGTAGATCCAGATTATGAAGATCAGTTCAATTTAGTACGGAGACATTTTAAAATTGTTCAAGAGTAGTCTAGGTAGTGCTTTCCGTAACCAACTCGGAGAGACTATTTTTAAACAGAAGTATGCCCACCAAGGTTGTGAGACTTGGGAAGAACTAGCTCGTACTCTAGTTGAGGATGTCTGTGGTAGATATATGTCTACAGGTGATAAAGCCCAACTAGCTCAGTACATAGCTGAGATGAAGTTCATTCCAGGAGGGAGGTATCTCTATTATGCTGGACGCCCTAAGCGTTTTTATAACAACTGCTATCTCCTTAATTGTCTTGAAGATAGTAGGGAAGATTGGGCAAATCTTTCTTGGAAAGCTGAATCATGCCTTACTACGGGAGGAGGTATTGGTAGTGTGTATAGTATCTATCGTGGTGGGGGTAATCTACTGCATTCTACTGGGGGCTATGCTAGCGGTCCTGTATCTAAGATAGAGATGATCAATGAGATTGGCAGGAGGGTAATGCAAGGAGGTAGTCGTAGGTCAGCTATTTGGGCCGGTTTACATCACTACCATCCAGACATTCATGAGTTCATTCATAGTAAAGATTGGGCTTCTATGAAGGTTGCTGGTACAGATAAGACAATTGCTGATCTTAAGGAGGCTGATTTCAATTATCATGCCCCTCTAGATATGACTAATATATCTGTACTGTACGATACTGACTGGCTTATGGAGTATTGGCAAAAAGGTGAGCTCGGAAGTATCTTTAAAGAAAATTGTTTACAAGCTATGAAAACAGGAGAACCAGGATTTGCTTTTAACTTTTTTAATCAAGAAGACGAAGTTCTACGGAATGCTTGCACTGAAGTCACTAGTCCCGACGATAGTGATGTTTGTAATCTCGGGAGTCTTAACTTATCTCGTATTTCTACTCTTACTGAGCTTGCAGATGTTATCACTCTTGGTACTAAGTTTTTACTTTGTGGTACTCTTCGTGCTGAACTTCCGTATCCAAAAGTCTATGAAACAAGGACAAAGAACAGGAGACTAGGACTAGGCTTAATGGGCCTCCATGAATGGCTCTTACAGAGGGAGCTTAAATATGAAGTTACGGACGATCTTAGGCGTTGGCTTACTGTCTATCGTGATGTTAGTAGACTCACTGCTACTATTTTTGCATATGAGTTGTCGGTTAGTAATCCTGTCGCTTGTCGTGCTATTGCTCCCACTGGAAGCATTGGCATCCTGGCTGGCACCACAACGGGAATCGAACCTGTATATGCTGTGGCAATTAAACGCAGGTATCTCAAGGGTACAACTTGGAAGTATCAATACGTTATTGATGCAACAGCTAAGGATTTCATGGAACGATATAGCGTGGCTCCTGAAAGCGTGGAAAGCTCTATGGACCTCGCAGTAGACTATGAAAGGAGGATTAAGTTTCAGGCTGATGTACAAGATTATGTAGACATGGCTATCTCCTCGACTATTAATCTACCAGCATGGGGTACGGAGCATAACAATGAAGATCGAGTCGAAGATTTTACTAATACTCTTGCCAAGTATGCTCATCGCTTGCGCGGGTTTACTTGCTATCCTGACGGCTCTAGAGGGGGCCAGCCACTGGTTAGTGTCCCTTATTATGAAGCTGCTAACAAGCTAGGTATGGAGCTAGAGGAGAATATGGAAGTGTTCGATGTCTGTGACATTACCGGAAAGGGAGGTAGTTGCGGTGTCTAAGAAATATTCAATTATGATCGAGACAGATAATATCGACATTGCTGACTTCATTGTTGAGGAGATGGAAATTTTAATGGGCGACTTTGATGAGGAACTTATTGAGCTAACTTTAGAAGTAAATCCAGATGTACAATCCTCCGATATGGCGTGATATGGATGTCCCTTTAATGTGGGCACCTATCCCTGAATATGAATTAGATAGGTATCAAAAGGAGATCGCCTATGCAGAACTCAACAAAGAGATTGAATTACAGATTATCAATGGGGTTGTGCATTGGCGCAGAGATTTGAATATTGAGTGGGAGCTAGGATTATGAGTTTGTTTTCACCACCCAAGCCAATTAAAGGCTGTCCAGATATTAAAGAAGTTCTGGAAGATCTTGCATTTTGGTGTAAAGTAAAGAAGATAGAAATGCCAACTATTCTCTTTGCTAATTTAAAAAATTATATGAGCACAGTTGTTGAGATTGATTATCATAATTGTATGCCTCCATCTTTTTATGCTGGTATAGCTATGGATTATAAACGAAAGCCGATTATTACGCCATTTGATAAGTTCCTTGATGAGGAATTAGGGGTATGACATTAAAAGCATTCAAAAGAGAAGCCCATAAGGCAGAAATGCTAAAACGAAGATTCAGACAAGACCTAAGGAAGGGGAGTATGGTAGATACTACTTCTAAATACTCTGGTGCTAAGTTAAGAGAGATTCGTGCAATCAAGGGTGTCGGGAGGCCAGTATGACAGTTTCAGAACTTATAACTTGGTTTGGTAACTTGCCAATTGAGACTATTTTTATGTGGTTTATGGTAATCTTTGGAGGATATTGTATTAGTTTGCTAGTGGCTATAGTAGTTTGGGGGTGCCATCTGTAGATGGATGTGGAAAATATGAGTAAATGCCCTAAGTGTGAGAAGAATGAATCAGAAGATGAACATCCTTGTCCCTACAAAATAGAATTATTCGATGATGAAGAGTCTTTGTGTGACTGCTGTATGGAATGCAGATTTAATTGTGCAATGGATGTTTAAATGAAGGTAGAATATATTGATCACATGGGTGATGATCTACGAGCAGTAAATTGTGCTCGTGTCTCATTTAATAAGTGGAAGGAAGAGTTTGATGAAAAGGACGCAAAACTCATTAATTATCTCGCTGTTCATAATCATTGGGCTCCTTTTGCTCACTGTATGGCAACTGTTAGAGTTAGCGTCCCGTTGTTCGTAGCTCGTCAATTAGATAAGCATCAGGTAGGCTTTGTTAGGAGTGAAGTTAGTAGACGATATGTAGATGAAGAACCTGAATTTTATATCCCAGACAAGCTTGGGAAGCGAGCTAAGAATAAGAAACAGGGTGCTGTAGAAGGAGATTATATAGATACTTTATGGTATAGTGCTCCTATTGCGGTATCCGAATGTCTAGAGCGTAAGTGTGCTGGCGATTTAAACGATTATAATCATTTACTTGCATTAGGGATAGCTCCCGAAGATGCCCGTATGGTACTCCCTATGAATACATATACAAGTTGGATTTGGACTGGTTCTTTAGTAGGATTTGCTAGAGTATATAATCTGAGGATTACGCCAGATGCTCAGAGACAGACTAGGGAGGTTGCAGATATGATTGGCAGGATTATGGAACCTCTATTTCCTCTCTCATGGAAAGCCCTTACTTATGATGCTTGGAATCAATTCGTTAACACAGGAGTTTCTTAATGGCAGATGATTACAGACCAGCTTGGTTTCTTAAACTACATCCAACTAGGCAAGTGCAATTAGAAGAAGTAGATCCGTACAAGGTAGATGGATGGAGCGATCATCTGCCTCTATGGCAAAGCCCTAGAACAGATCCTCAAGTAGAACTCTTGATTCGGATCATTGAATTATTGGAGTCGAGGTAATGGAAGATCTTCCAATCCCTGGATGGAAACCTTTTATATTAGGGGGTTTGCATTATCACTTTACAGTAGAACCTGTAGATGATGGAGTGTCTATTAGTATCGGAGATTCCTATTCATCCGAAACCTACTACTTAAACCAGAGCGAAGTTGTCAATTTAGTGAATTATATACAGAGAGTGGTCTACTTATAATGCCTCTATTCAAAGCTAACTACAAAGATCCTGCTGATAACAGAACCTATAGTGTTTGTGTTGTTGCTGTGGATCTAAAGATTAAGAAAGCCCTTATTCTACATGGACAAAGGGAGCTAATTACAGTTCGTATTGACGAACTTACATGGGATAAGTGGTTTGATTGATTTATATATAGCTTCAAGTATTATTCTCCTTATAGGAGTTGGCTTTGGTGTACTTACCTTTTATACAGTGGGTAAATGGAAAATAAAGGATGACTAGACCTTGGACTTTACCGGGAGTTATAGAAAAGTTAGCAAAGGATTTAAACATAACTCCAGAACAAGCTGCTGGCGTTGTGGGCAATTGTCAGAATGAACTTCCAATCGAGGAGACAAAAGTGAGTGAAAGAAAGACAGCGGCAGTAGACGATTTTGCCACTATTAAAGAAGCCCTAGAACGTATTCAGAAAGAAGAAAAGGAAGCTCAAGAGAGAGCAGCTAAGGAATCAGAACCAGTACCAGAGATGGACTATAGTTGTAATGGTGTTGAGGTAAATTTAGCTAACTCATGTGCCGATATATATCCTGACTGCGAAATATCCGAAGCTTACAAAGAACATCAGGAATATCTTAAGCAGGCTCAGGCTGCTGGTACATATATGCATAATATGTTAGCTCGCACTCCAGAACAGATTGTTGAAATTGTAAAAGAGCTATATGGGCCAGAGGCAGCAGAAAAGTTAATTTACCTGTTGACTCCTTGCAACAGGTACCCATAGTTCAATGTGTATCTGTCAGCAATGCAATGATCGTAGAGATTTGACTTAAGCGCATACATATGTTATAATACTCTTGTTGAATGGGAAAAGGACTAGATGAAAGTCCTACCCGAAACATGGAGTATTGAGTTATGACTATCCTGTTACTCTCACAAGAACTGGAGCAATCTACTTCTAGAGTTTCTAAAGTACATGAGCAACCGATAGATATCATCTTATATCGTGGGTTTGCAAAGAGCGGAGAACATTCAGAAGTATATTGTATCGAGCACCAGTTCCCAACCAAAGGGGCTGCTCTCGCTTATCTCAGAAAGCACAGAGAAACGGCTAGAGAGATAGAAGACTCTGAGGCTCTCCCTTGGATATAATAAGAGGCTTTTAGAAGAAGCCTTAAAAGTTAGCGCCAGCAACTTAAACTAAAAGCCCCCTTTCGGGGGCTTTCTTTTTGTACATCTTTAGGATATCTTTAGGGTGCAGGAGGTTTGTGTTCCTGCATTAGAACTGCCGCTAAGCCAGCTAAGGCTACGACAGCATCTGATACAAGCTGCATAGTACCATCAGTTACATGAATACCTAAGACACCTAGCAAGGCTGCAATACCAGCCCATGTACTACGCTCCTTGGCGCGATCTATAATCCACTGCATTGTATTAATCCTTTATTTTAAGAATATTTTAAAGTCATTCAATAGAAGCTAGAATTGTGTTTACGTTTGAACCATTTCTTTACTATTTCATACACACCATGTAATGCTACGAATGTACCTGCTACAACACCAATCATACTTATGATAGGAATAACATCTTGACTAAGACTTAAGCCTGCTACCCACGAAAGCATTGCGCTACATGCCCCCACACATAATTGAACTCTACCATCATGATACATTTGGATTCCCCTAAGCTGTTAGATGTGATTCTGGTTTATCACCAAGATCGGCATGTTGCCAGATCGTATAAATTACTCTCTGTACTAGGGGATCAGCCCCCATAGAAGCTGCCTGTTGAGAATGTTCTTGTGCTATCCCTTCATTAGGATTACCTACTGGTTCAGGGGCATCTGCTTCAGGTGTAACACTAGGCTTACTCCTTAAATTGCTCTGAACCTGATCCAATAGATGAGTCTGTCCCTGAGTACCTCCAGCACCACCAAACTTCTGTACCCAAGCAGCTTTAAGTGGTGAGTTAAAGTTCAACCAGTGTTTTTCTCCATTCTTCTTAGATAAGACAGTTGCTGTAACTTGATCCTGAATTTCTTTAGGGGCATCCATAGCAGTTGGGTACTTAGCTAGGATTTCAGGACTAGCATTCTCTCTCCATAAGGTATTACTTGTCTGAGAATATCCACCATTAGTATGAGTAGCATCATA